AGGTTTCTGAGCTGCAGCGCCACGCAACAATCAAACGTGTCATGGCCAATGCCGGTCACATCAATGCCGCACCATTTCACCTCAAAGCGCTGGTAAATTTCGGCAATGCGCGACGCCTGATAATCGGACGTAATGCCTTTGAATTGATGGGTTTCAATAACGCGCCACTTTTGCGCCAAGGTTGGGGGTATTTCAAGCACAACCAGCGCAGCGTTATCTCGAATTCGTGATGGGTCGTAACCAATCGCCACAGGGCGATGGCGGCACGGATCGTCGCAGTCAAAATCAACGTCAGTCCATTTACTGAACGAATCGACCATGCATTTTTGCAGTGTGCTAAACGGAAACACGCTTTCGTTATCGTCAACAAATTTACAACCAAAGAGGTTTTCGTAATCCGCTTTGCTGTATTCCGCTTTGAGCTCTGCAATGTCAAACAGTGTGCAACCGGCTTTTTCCGCGTCTTCCACGGTAACTAAATGGCGCCATATTTTGTCCCCACCGAACGCGCCTTGTTTAAGCACCTTGACGGTTAAATCAATATCGACTTTGCGGGATCGGTTTTTATTGAATTTTTCACCGCTCCAGTGACTGTATGCAGGGTGCTGCAAACTGGATGGCGTAGAGAAATACGTGCGCCGCCATTTTTTATGCGCGGCCATGCCAGATGCCAGCTTTTGCAGCTTGTCATAGCCATGAATCCAAAACACTTCATCAACATACAAATGGCCGTGATAGCCCTGTGCCGTACTGGAGTTCGTCGACAAGAAATACAGCGTAGCCCATGATTTACCGTCTTTCGTCAACTCGATTGAGTCTTGGCCTTTTAATTCAATATCAAACTGATTGCGGGCGAACGCTTGGATATAGCCTTTAAATATTCGCGCCTGGTCTTTTGATGCAGACAAGAAAACTTGGTTTTCGCCATTTTTTACTGCGTCTTCAAACGCTTCAAACGCGAAATAATACGTCGCACCAATCTGGCGGCTTTTCAATATAAAGCGATTTCGGCACAGGTCAGGGTCGTGCGCTACTTGGCGCCACAGTAATTGGTATTCGAATAAATTTTCATCGGCCCACGCATCGAACTTGGATACATCAATGCCGCTGATGTCATTTTTCGCTTTGGCTTTCTTTTTGCTGTTGCTGCGTCTGTTTTCGCGATTGATCGCGCCTTCTACTGCGTCTGGCTTGCCATCGGCGATGGCCTTGGCTTCTGCCATGATCTTTTCGGCTTTGGCGAGATCCTGCCGCAAGCCGCCAAAAATCCGACACAGCGCCGCGAGTTCTTGAGTTTCGTCTTTTGTTTTATTCTCGCGATTCGTTAGCGTGCTAATGCGCCGGCTGACTTCTATTTCTGCGGTATCAAACGCCAGTAATTCCTTCCAGTTGAAACGTTCAATCCAATTAAAAACGGTGCGCTCTGAAACGTTCAGACGTGTTGATATTTCCGACGGTTTAAAAGCGCGGATATAGAGTAATCGTGCGTGATCAATAATGTCTTGAGAATGTGCCATGCCGCCATATTAGCCGCCACGACAACAACTAATAACGTCAGTAAATACAATCAATTGTGATAAGTCGTTTATCGCAATTCCGTGGATTTTGCGCGCTGGAAAGCAGGATATAAGCCGCTTATCGTTGAAAAATTATTGATCAATGGCGAAGGGCGAAACAATGGCAACGAGTTCAAAGTGGTTCAAAGTAGCAACGTCTGGGCCAACGGTCGATGGTCGAGAGATCAAAGAGCGGTGGATCAAGGACATGGCCGAAACTTACGACCAGGCTGAATACACTGCATCGGTTTTTCGTGACCATTATTCGTGGGGCGGAAACTTTGGCCAAGTAGTCGCGGTTAAGGCTGAAAAAGACGCCAAGGGCCGATTATGTTTGTTTGTGCAAATAGCGGCAAACAAGCTGCTTTTAGAGCTAAACAAGGCAGGGCAAAAGCTGTTCACCAGTATTCGTGTGATAGAAGATTTTGCGAACACGGGCAAGGCGTATTTGATGCACCTGGCGATCACTGACGAGCCAGCGAGCCTAGGAACCGAACAGCTTTCATTCAGCCAGCATGGCGAACACTCCCAAATTTTCACAGACAAAGACGGCATTCAGATCGATTTTGTCAGCACACACACAGACGAAGAATTGGCGGATGAAATCAAAAAACGCCCTAATTTTGTTCAACGTTTTTTTAGCAAGCAAACCTCCCCAAAGGAAGACGACCCCATGACTGATGAAGAAAAAGCAGCGTTCAAAAAACTGCAAGACGAACTAGGCGAATTCAAAACCAAACTGGCCACGTTGACAGAAAAAGACGGGCAAACGGACGACAAAGCGCCGCGCGAATTCGCGGCGGAAATTACCGCGTTAAAAGAAAAAATCACCGACCTGGAAAGTGAAAAAGCAGAATTTGCTAAGCAGGCAGAAACGCTGGGCACGCTCACAGAAAACTTTGCAAAGCTGCAAAGCGACTTTACGACAGCGATGAAAGACAAAACCGAATTGCCACCAAAAAACAAAGGCGAAGCGGAAGACTCGTTCGACGTTTTTTAATCACACATTCAGCGACTGGGGAGCCGCTTTAATCAGAATCAGCAAAGGAAAAAACAATGAATTACGCATTATCAGAAAAGGGTCGCAAACTGTTAGACGACTACACCCAGCGCTTGCATGAATCCGTGGGTGTCGGCATTGGCAGGCAATTCGCCATCACTCCAGCAGCCGTACAAAAATTATTTGAAAAAGCCGTTGAAGACGGTTCGCCATTTTTGGGCAAGATCAACTCAAACGTAGCCGTGACGGAAATGGTCGGTGAAAAAATCGGTCTGTTTGTGTCTGGCCTAGTGGCTGGCCGTACCGATACGAGCGGGTCGGCTGAGCGCGTGCCGCGCAGCCTGCATTCGTTGGAAAAATTCGGCTACTCGCTGAAACAAACCAACGCAGACGTCGCGCTGAAATACAGCATCGTTGACCAGTGGAAACACGTCTCAAACGGCAAGTTTGCCGAACTGTACGCGTCCGCGATTCGAATGGCGATCACTAACGACCGTTTGCGCATTGGCTGGTACGGAACCAGCGCAGCAGCGACAACAAACCCAACAACGAATCCGTTGGGCCAAGATGTGAACATCGGTTGGTTCCAGAAAATTCGCAGCGAAGCGAGCGAGCAAATCGACGACGAGCAAATCACCATCGGCGCGGGCGGCGATTACCCAAACCTTGATGCCATGGTTCGTGCACTGAAAGACAGCATCGATACAGTATTTCGCAACGATCCGCGCTTGCGTGTATTTATCGGTAGCAATTTGGTCAGCATTGCGGAAAGCAAATTTTACGCAGCGGGCGGTGATGAGCCGAGTGAAAAACGCCATTTGGATGGCGGCCGATTGCTCGACACTTACGGCGGCTTACCAGCGGAAACGCCACCGTATTTCCCTGAAAATGCAGTGATGATCACCTTTTACTCCAACTTGTCGATTTATCGCCAAGAAGGAACATGGCGCCGTCATATCAAAGACAAGCCGGAGAAAGACCAGATCGAAGACTTCAACTCATTCAACGAAGCCTACATCGTTGAAGAGTACCGCGCGATCGCAGCAGCGACCAACGTGGTTGCGTACGTAGCCGGATAAACCAATTGGTTTAACAAATGGCACTCGTTAGCGCGAGTGCCATTGATTAAGCCTAATAAGCAGAGACAGCATGAACCTGATACAGCAAAGACGGCTGGCCAAAATGGCCAAGCAAAACACAAGCAATGCTCAGCCAAAAAAAGCGGAGCCAAGCGAAAACAAAGGGCCTTCTAAGCTGCGCCAAGGCATGCAAAAAACAAGCTCTACGGTCAGTAAGAATCAAGAGCTTGAAAGCCAAATTGAAGGCGTAAAAGACGATGTTAACGACCTAGACGACCGCTTAGATTGGGTCGAAAACGACGTTCAAAAAATTAAAGAAAAGCTTGAAGACGATTCCGAGTATATCGGTAATCCAGAGCTTGAAACACACAAAGTCATTTTAGCGGCCAGCATTGACGAAATGCTAGACGTAGAAGACATCGAAGACCGAAAAGCCTACAAAGCGGAAGCCATTGTGAAGATGGATGCGTTCGTGATGGGCTACGTACAAAGCGCCGCGAAATACCCAAACATTGTAGCTGTGTGGTTCATGATTTGGCTGTTTGATTTGGGCGACATTGCCCGCGCGGTGCCGCTGGCATTGCACCTTGCTAAGCAAAAAATTCACAACATGCCAACGCGTTTTAATTCAAAAATTGAAACGTTTATCTGTGATCAGCTGTACGACTGGGCAAATGAGCAGCTAAAAGCGAACCGCTCAGCGGGCCCATATTTGTACGAATTGATCAAGACAATTGAAAAAGACAACTGGCAGTTGCCAGACGTTGTTCGCGGTAAAATGTACGTAATGCTCGGCAAACACCTTTACGAATTGACAGAATACCCAGACGCCTTGGCTGCATTCGAAAAAGCCATGGAGATCAATCCGCGCGCGGGTGCAAAAGGAAAAATTAACGAATTAACCGAAAAGCTCGGAAAAAAGAAAAGCGAAAACGCTTAACAGGCTCCCCAAGCGGCACACGCAACGGCTTTGGCGTAGTCATTTTATGGCGATGATCAAAACCGCTTGCGATGTGTTCCACAACAAATATCAGGAGTAAAAACGTGAGTTTAAATGGCATGACATACCCAGAGCAAAGCACGGAAACCGTCATTAAAAACAGCCGTCCGTTTTTTCCTGATATTGAACTGCAAGCGTTTAAAGACATTTATCGTTTGCCAGGTGAATACGAAGAGGCGCCGCTTATTTACGAATTAAAAGGCGCGTTGCGGCACGTTAATGAAGAACTGATAGACAGCGTATTGATATTACAAAGCGTGATTGTCGCGGAAACATTGGAAGCGTTTCAAGCCGAATTAGTGGACGTTTATCAGCGTGCAGTTATGAGTTGGGCGCGGTCTAGTTTGATCAAGTTTTTTGAAACCATCAACCGTAAAGCCGCCGCAGAAATACAGGGCGAGCGCGGTGATGTGTTAGTAGATGAATTCAAAGGGTCAGCTTACAAAGCCATCGATCAGCTAAACAGCCGCATTATAAAAGTGGCCGAACAGAACGGCGCGTTACCAGCGGGATCAAAATTCGCGAACGGTTTTAGGGCGTCGATTATATGAAAAAGATGGGCGCACTGCGCGCGCATTTGGTTGCTTGTCGCATGTTTCAGCATGAAAAACTAATGGTGTGGGCTGAAAACATAGCGCTAGAAGTTCGCGGCAAATGCGAAGGCAATCGCGTCTTATTGCATCGCATGAGTTATAGGGCGGTTTTCTCGATAGAGCATTACGAATACCAAAAACACTCGATCGATCTATTAAGTGCCAGGCTAATTACATGGCTAGAAGACAACGACAATCGCAGCGACATGAGCGAAGAAGATCGAACGCCAGACATCGCCGTTGATGTTTACGACAACAACACGGCAGACGTAGAAATCACGCTGATGTTTGAAGAAGACGTGTACATAGCACAAAGCGAAAACGGCGGCATTGAATACGCGGGCAAGCGGTGGACGCTAGAGACGCGAGAGCATGACATAGCCGAATCGTTTGACCTAATTAATCAAAACGAATGAATAGCAGCGGCGTAAAAGCGTTTTGGCGAGGAGAAACAAAAACAGCAGCAGAGCTAAAGCTGTTTATGTTGCCGCAAGAGCGAAGAAAACGGGCATTAGGTCAGATGGGGCGAGAGATAAAAAAACAGGCCCGCAAAAATATAAGAAGCCAGCAAAGCCTGCGTGGCGAGTCATTCAAAGACCGACGAAAAGCAAGAACGAAGAAAGGGAAAATGCTAAGCGGCTTTACCCGCGGCGCGAACATAAGACAAAA